TGTGGTTCAAGACGTAATCATTTGCCTTTTCAGCAAGCCCTTGATTGAATGCGAACATCAACTCAAGTGCGTACGTCTGTCCGTTGTACAAGTCATCCAAGTAAACGTGAAGTGGCAAGTATTCAGTCTCAGCTTCTCCAGCTTGCATCTTGCTATTCGCATTTGAACCTTCTGGCTTCTCCTTACGATTGGCTAGCTTCTTGTTCATAAGCAAGTCATTCATATCAGGCAACACCACGACCTTGTAATCAAAGTCGGACTTATCAGTATTGGTTCCGTAAAGTCGGCTTCCTACTAGAACCCTAAACAACATTGTTTCGTTCATCTTTATCCCCTAAAATAATCTCTTAGCATTTCTGCAATCTCTGGTGGGGTACATTGGCGTTTAGGACCAAGAGGACCGCCACTCATATACCCACCGTGTATAATCAAAGTTGCGCATCGATCAATAAGCAAGTCAGCAAACTTTTCGATGTCATTTTCCCATAGTACATATGGATCTTTACGACCATAATGCAGACTAGTTTTCTGCATTCCAGCTTCTAATGCAAGTGCTTCAATATTCTTATTCATACTGTTTAAAATGGAATACATCCAGCACTATCGCAAAGGTACTCTTGGTACCCACCCATGTATCTTACATTTTCAGTAGTGCCGCAAACACTGCACTTTGGTTTTGGACGAACATAAGGGGTTGCAAGTTCCTGAATTTTCTTCTCTGCCATGTGTAAAGCATATTCAACTTGCTCATTACCGTGTGGAGCACGAAGAGCATCAACTTGTTCTGCACATTTCGTGATAATCTTATCTGCAAACACTTGAAGAGCTGCTTCAGTAAAGACATAAACTATTCCTAATTCAGGGTCTTCACGTCTACGATTTGCCCAGATGTTTGCAAGTGATTTTACATTCTCGTTCATTTTGATACCTTCACACAATCAATTTTATCTGGACCATACACCATAGCAAAGCTACCAATACCCATAGCTCCTAGAGCTGCAAGCGCTAAGGTTAAACCGCCAATCCAGGCCAATACTGTTTTCATTTGCCGCGTCCTTTCAAGATGATGACTTCACGTTCAACACCCGTATCTGTAATCATGGCCCATACAAACAAAGCAACCACTAAGAGGTTCACAATCGGTATTGCTGAACAAGCAGCAAGCAACACGAAGTCACTTACCGCCAAATCTTCCTTCATGTACCAGTTTATAGCAATCAAGATTGCCAGACACACTACACTCAATATCAAATATCCCATCATGATAGCACCTTATCCATTCTTGTTACACGTTCTTTGTTCATTGCGTATCCTAGAGCGATACCTTCCAGACCAGCAAACATTGGTTCGTCGGACTTAACAGAATGAGCTGCTTCACTGATATCGCTGATATCACCAAACCCAAACTCTGAACCCAGAGTTGTACGACCCAGAGTTAGCAGATCAACCAGGTGTTCCAGTGTCTTCGAAGGCTTAGAGCTAGCGCCCATGTTCTTCAGAAAGTTCAGCATATCCAGACCAGTTGTATCATCATTCAGCTCTCTAACTGCCTTTACAGCAGCCCACAGCTTCTTCATTTCAACTGTAGTTCCTTTGATGTCGTGTGCAAACTTTCCAGCTGCAGCAACAAATGCGGTCAGTCTAAAATCTGGTTCAGCATAAGAAGCAAACATTGCCAGCTCTTCAATGCGAGCCAGGTCTTCCATCGTACGAACTGGACCAAACAGATCCTTGAAGAACTTGACTTCAGTCAGAGCGTAGAAGTTCCACAGAGCTGCAAAAAACCTATCAGGCTTGCTGCATGTGCGGAACATCTTATCCATTTCAGCCCAAAAGCGTTCTTCAGACAGAGTATCCATTTCACCAGAAGCAACTACCTTTTGTGCCATCAGAGTTGTCTCATCAGCCACATAGAAGTTGTCGAAGCGAGCATAGAAGCGAGCCAGACGAACTACACGCAGTGGGTCTTCAGCAAAAGCATCAGACGTATGGCGCAGGATTTTGTGCTTCAGATCACGTTGACCACGGAATGGATCGACTAGCTCTCCAGTTTCCAGATCAGTTGCCATTGCATTGATCGTCAGATCACGCCGAGCTAGGTCTTCCTCCAGGGTAACTTCCTTGTCGAATTCTACAGTGAAAGCCGTATGGCCTACTCCACTCTTCTTTTCCTTACGGGCGAGGGCGTATTCGTCCCCGGTAGTAGGGTGTAGAAAGACAGGGAAGAAAGCTCCTGCAGGCCTGTACCCAGTATCCAGCATTTCTTGTTCTGTGGAACCCACCACAACATAATCCATGTCGCTGACAGGCAGATCCAGTAATTTATCGCGGACTGCTCCGCCTACAGCGTAAACTTTCATCATTTATTCTTCCCAGATGCTCATCACATCTTCATCAATTTCGGCGATCATCGCGGTGATGTCGTTCGTATACCACTGACCCACATCACTACCACTAAGAGCTTTTTCAATCTCTTCACGAGCAGTATTCAACGCATGCTTTGTCCGTTCCAAATGATGGATTTTCATCCGTTGTTCTTTGGTGAGCTGAATGGTTGCAGTAGTCATGTGAAACCTTTTTCGTTAGATAGGTTATTATACACTGCAACCTGTTAAAAGTAAACTAAGTTTGCAAATATTTTGCGACTTTTTTCACTTTCTTTTCACCAGCTTTAGAAATGTTTTCTAAATTCAGTCCATGATTGAAACCGAGTTCTGTTTCCGTCAGCAGTTTTACCATGCCCATTACATCCCCAATCTCAGTAATCAGATGTTCAATGTTCTGAACTTTCTTCTTATCCGCTGGGTTGAAGCTGTGAAGTCCAAATCTCTTAATCTTGGAAACAGCCTGAACAACTTCAGCGCATTCTTCCTGTAGGATTTCAAGATACTCGATTGTCCTTGGGGTTAGTTGCTCGTCAAGAATGTTGCTCATATGATGCCTGCTGAAATTAAATGTAGTTGAAGAACAATCACGAGTGCATAAGCAATTGCGTGGCTCTTCTTGAATGAATATCCACTCTCATCCTTCGCATAAAGGATTCTTCTAGTGGCATCTCTTTGTGAGTGATAAAGCTTTACCAACTGCTTCTTGCCTGGTCTGATAAGTGCTAACACGTCAGCCAATTCTTCAATGCACTTTGGCTTTACTGCTGTTAGAATATCACCATGCTTTGCAAGTTGAAATAACTTTACTTGCTCAGAGGGTATCAGCAATAACCCCCAATCTGGTTCTTCTTCGAGGAGAGCGTCAATCTCTTCCCGTGTTTCAAAGTAATCATAAACACCAAGGTGCAAGAAGTCAATCTTCATGTATCCCAATTCCTCTGCATCACCATAGGGAACTGCAGACAGCTTAGTGATCTGATCTGCTGGAATATTTTGAGGATAGTATCCGCAAGGATGCGGTCCCATCTCACCGTTCTTTACAATGCTTGCTCTAGTCCAAGGGAACAAAGTCCCTGGCTTGAAGCTAGTAGGTGTATCGATATCGACGTCCATTACAATCCAATTTCAGTTGCGATGTTCTTTACTTCTTCTACTATTGCTTTGTTAGCAATGAATTTCTTAGACCAGTATTCTGCATTAATGATGCCGTCTAAGGTAGCCCGCTCACCACTATCAAGAGCATTCAAAATAGGTTTAAATGATGGCGCGCAAAACAACAACCAAGGTGTCAATCGTTTCTGTCTAACAAGAATAATAATCCGTTGAGGGCCAAGATGTGCAGAAATTTTTGTAATATCTGGGGCTCCTTCACTTGTAAGAATACCTTCCCTCTCACAGATGTCAAACAGATAGTTGATAGAATCCTGGACCTCGATGATGGGGTCAGTCATCTTATCATAGTATTCAAGATACTTTGCATAAGCATCTGCCCTGCACCACAATGTAGGATCAATATCTCCAGCCATCATTAGCTCCATATACTTCTCGGGCTTACTAATATTTGCTGTTATAACCATGTCTGCAAACTTCACGAATGTTTTAAAGAACTTTGAACCAAGAAATGTCTCTGCGTCTTGTGGAGAAAATCTGCGTTTTTGCATCCACATGTTGTAATATCCGAATGCTGCTTGTCCAGTAGGGCTCATAAGTTCTAAAGTTCTTTCTTTCTGTTTACAAAAATGCTTCATGAATACTGTTTCACTTGTCATCTTACGCTTGCAGTAATGACAAAACCAGTTCGCATTCTTTCCTAAAGATACTTCTGCATCCTCAAGTGGGACACGACGAGCAGCTATCTGCTCCTTATCAAGTAGAACTAATTCGGTCATTTTTGTAGATTTCCGCTGGTATGACTTCAATTTCCATCCCTTCCCAGACTAAGCCTGGTTTTGTTGGTTCTCCGAGTGATCGGAAGAAGTCGATAAAGTCTGCAATGTAAGCCTCATCGATGAATGGTCTATTTACTGTTGCCCAGACCCCCACCACTAGCTTACCATAATCTTTATTGAGAATCCTAGGAGTTATATGGTATGTCTTAGAATAGAATTCTTCTATCTTTTCCTTGTAAAAATTGTAGCGAAGCTCATCATTTTCACTACGTTCTGATCTCCATTTATCGACACCGCGCAAGGAAAGGCGGTGTTCTTCATACGGAAATTTCTCTCTAGCAACATCCCATGCTTCATCTTCTGCATAACCTGACGCACGATACTCGGCAGTAATCATTGCGCAAGCAAAATAGCGCTTCAACTTTGTGTGGAAGAAACGGAAATCCACCCATACCCATGGATGCGCAGGGTCCCAGACATGATTACAATAAGCCTTCCCATCTGCAATAACGCATTCAGGGTACATCTTCATCAGGTTCTTTGCGCGAATGTAAGAAGCTTTGCGCTCCTTACGGGTCTTGTCATGCTTACTTGCTTTGTATCTCGATGGCATTTATCATGGCCTCAATTAATTTTGCTGATGTTTGACGAGGTTTAAACATTGCGATAGGAGAAACCCTGTCATTAGAAAACCTTGGATCTATTACACCACCAGTAAAAGCCATAAGCTCTTTACTAGAAGTAAATCCTTCATACACTAAAAGCTTCTTGCCGTCAAATTCTTCGCTGTGCGGATACTTCAAAAGCAAAATGAGATAGCCTTTGTAAACCTTCTCATTTAGAATTTTGAAAACCTTCGGGTTCAAATGAACATCGAAGAGTGTTGGAATATTGTCTGTCATTCTTTGAACTCCTTCTTGAGTGCAGTCATCTCATCTTTCTGCCACCCCAGCTCTTCTGCCATCTGCATAATCTCTGCTTCATTTGGAAATGGATTCATGAGATTGACTTCACGAGCAGACATATCAAAATACTCTTGAACAACTTTACGAGAGTTGTTATTCTTCTTATTAGATTTTACACCAATCCATTGGTATCGTTTACTTGTTTTTGACGATGCTACCTGCATTAGTTGCATCAAGAGATGCGGATGCTTTCCTAATGTGAAGACATACTTATTTACAAACTCATTAAGCAAGATAATCTGCCGCTCATCTGATGTTCCAGATAACCAACGCATGACAATTAAAGGAGTGAATCCTTTCTTCGCATCGTCACTCAGCTTGGAATAAATATCGCCACTCTTTGCAGAGTTAATCTTTCCAAGGAGATCAAAAATATCTAGCTTGTAGGTTGCCATTACAGCTTGCTCAATTCAATAAACATTGCAGCCAAATTCAATTCAGTATCTGAGCTTTGAATATGACCCTTCATATAGGATGCAATCGTTACGATCGCTGCTTCTTGGTCAGATACTTTCATCTTGGTGATGTTCTGATACAGGAATGTGAACACGTCTTCGTGTTCTTCTCGAGTAGCAGTTTCACAAACCAGCTTACGAGCTTTCTTGAAGTCACCAGAAGTAATAGAATCCAATAGACCGAATTTCCAATCACCTTCAGTTGCTGCATTAGTTGGGCTAAGGAGCTTACCGCTTTGAGTATTCTGCTGAAGAAGCTGAATTGTTTTTCTTATGTCTGGGTATCCAACATCGATGTAAGTTAACAAATCTTCAGCATCATAATCAACTTTTTCCTTATCAAGGATTTCAACCATGCGTCCAGCAATGTTATCCTTATCAGGAGCTTTGAAATAGAACTGCTGAAAGCGGGATTTGAGTG